AACATTGAGGAAGCATATCTCAATGAACAACCATCCCTGATTATCCTTGATGAATTACTCAACGCAAAGGTTGAGGTGAAATGTCAAAATATGGCAAAGGATACAGGTAATTTCTATCTTGAGTATAGGATTGCAAAATGGGATAAAACCATCAATAACTTTGGTAAGTTCAACGACTCTGGTCTATTGGTATCAGAGTCTGATAAGTATGTTTTAACTTGTCACGATATGACTGTAAGTGTACCATTAGCATACCTAAAGTATCTGTACATGAACAGGAAGAAATTACAGGATTTACACGGTAAGAAAAAATTTAACCTCAAGGATAGCAGTGTTGATTATAATCCAAAGTGTTTGGGTATGGTTATCAACGTACCGTTATTTATGGAACTATACTTGGGGTGGCTTGGATCACCAAGCCACATTCAATACAGAATAAAAAAAGCAGCCAAATGATTTTTTATTCCGAATTAATTGCTTATATTAGTATATCTAATTATCACTTTATAACACCGTGGTCCTTCACCAATAGGGAAAGCGGGCAAAGCCTCAACCGGGATGGTTGGGGTTTTGTTTTTTATATACACTTTGTTTTTCAAATCAAATTGTGTATATTAGTATTGTAACTTAACTATAAATACAATTCATCAAAAAGTCCCTGGCTATATTCTGGTCGGGGATTTTTATTGTGTAGATTGTCGATTTTTTATTGTGCAAATAATTCCGTATATTTATATATATAAAATTAAAAGCCATGAACAGAATGATTAATTTTAACGGATGGTTGGTAGAGGAGAATGAACCTTCTTTAAAACAATTCCACGCAATGAATAACGAGGAAAAGAACGCGTACATAGTTAAACTAATTGATAAGAAGCCTGAAGAACGTTCGAACATACAGAAGCACATAGTTAGGTTCTATAATCTCACACCTACTGAAAAGCAAAAAAACTTCTACACCCTTGATAATGAGGTGTAAGTTAGATATATTTAATTAAAACAAACCTTAGGGTTTTAATCCCGCTTGAAGTTATTCCCATTCTTCGGCGGGATTTTTGTTAAAATCGATATATTTATATAGTATGCAATATAGAGAATGTAGAACTTGTGGTGAATTGCTTGAGGTTAATGCGGACAATTATTATATAAAACTATCACCAAAGGGTAGAATTATATTTAACAATCCTGATTGTAAACGTTGTTATCTGGAGAAGGATAGATTAGAAAGGTTATACAAGAAGGAAAATGAAGGTTGCGGTTCAAATACAATATATCAAACCCCAAACAAATATGCTGATGATATACAGAAAAAACAAACCTTTGAGTTTTTAACCCTATTAGGTTGGAAGTTCAATGAAGAAAAGGGTATATGGTATGATGATATTAAGAAGACAAAGGATGGCGAATTTATCGGTGTATGGGAACCAAAGAACAAGAAGAAGAAACATTATATACCCAAGTTAACAGAAGAAACATATATTCCATTTTGCTTTTCAAAGATGTCAAATATGAAAGACGAAAGCAAAAAAGAACTAATTCAATTAATGCTTAAAGATTATTTTATATATGAGTTAACAGCAAAAAAAGTATCCGATAAGTACGATGTTCCAGAGTCATACGTAAAGTATTATGTTCAAGCATATATAAAACAATTGAATGGCAAACACCCTGAAAGAAAAGCTGTAAATGATATAACTAGAGAGTACAGCACAAATAGACAGCCATTAAAAGATATCCCTAAATTAAGAGTAACACATCAACGATTACTCGACAAATACTCACAAGAATTTATCCGTCAAATACAAGAAGACTATTTTTTACATACAATGAAGTACAAGAATGTATTGGAGAAATATGCTGATGACGAGTCTTTTGCTAGGTATGTTATACATAAAACAATGGTAGTACTTAAAAACAAAAAGGATGCAAAAAGAAACTCATAAAAAAATAGGTGAAATAGAGATACCATCATCATACTTCGAATTACCAGATGAAGAAAAGTCGGCCATCTGTATTGGTATATTTGATATAATGTTGGCAATGATAAACAAGAATGCACAACCTGAAATAGATAGGTTAATGATACTCAACAAAATGATTGAGAGTAGCATCATTACAAACGAACAAGAGGAGAACTATGAAATATGTGCATTGTTGACAGATATACAAAAAATCCTAAATGCATAAACAAATAGAGTCTTATATAACGAGAAACTACTATGAACTGCTTCAGATAGCAAAAAACATAACCAAAGGTCACGAACTAGCAAAAGACTTATTACATGAGGTTGTACTACAATTGTATGACAAAAATGAAATTAAGTTAAATTCATACGAGGATAACAATATCAAGTACTTTATTGTGGCCATTATAAGAACCAATTGGTATTCAAAGACAAGTCCTTTCTACTACAAAATCAGACGTGAGTCTGCATTATACACTGATTTAAAAGATGTGCTTAATATGGAGGATGAACAGGAAACGTTTGAAAAGGAACATATTTTGTGTATATTAGAAGATGGGTGGGCGGATTTAGATTGGTTCCATAAGTCCTTATTTGAAATGTACATGTGTCTAGGTTCAATGAATAAGGTGTCAAAGAAAACCAAAATACCACTATCATCCATCAGGAGATACATCAAGGAAAGCAAACTTGAGATAATAGATAAATTTAAAAACAGAGATAAATGAAATTAAAGAAGATTGCTGGTGAGATACATTCAGAAAATCCTAGTGACCACTGGAGGTTTTTACCTATTGAAGGTCATAGAATATTGGACCTAGGATGTGGTATCAATTCAGAACATACACCAACCCCTGTACATTGGATACAGAATAAAGCATCATTCGTTGCTGGTGTGGACCCATCACAACAATCATATGAATGGTTCAAATCAAATTTCAATATCAAGAATTTTATATATATAAATGACTACATTGACCGAATTGAGAAATATGAGTTATATCTTGGTTACTATAAACCAACAGTAGTAAAGATTGATGTGGAAGGTTCGGAACTATTCCTAAATGGTTTGGACCCGAAGTATTTGGAAGGTGTAAGACATATCGGTGTTGAGTACCATAATTTCCCTTGTCTTGTATCGTGTGAAAGACTATTTATAGATAACGGATATGAGGTAGAGTATTATAAGTTCCCACATTTGGATATTGACTACCAGGGTGTGATGTATGCCCATAAAAAGAATATAATAAGCAAACAAAGAAATGTCACACAATAGAAGACAAAGACGGATGGAAGAAAGACTATCCAAGAAACTGTATCAACAAATAAGGATTGAAACATTAAAGAAACTTGAGACGCTACCTGAAGACCAAAAACTAAAGCTAGCTGAAGAGTATAACCAATTTATAAAAGATAGAAAAGATGGGATGCAATTGCGGTAAGAAAAAACCAGAACCAACACCAGAACCAATACCACAAACACCAGAAGAACTTCATACAAAAGAAATGACTGAGTGGAATGGTGGTATACAAATAACTGATGATAAAAAAGAGAACAATGAGTTGCAGTAGCTGTAAAAAGAAAAAAGAAATAGTAATGACAAATCCTGAACCATTAGAACCAATTGAATTTGGACCTGATGTAAATGATATAAAACTGGCTTATGCTGAACTTACATCCTTCAAAGGTGTACAAGAAGATAAGAAAGAATTTATATCCAAAATTTACCAGTCCATTTTTCAAGAAGAATTGGACTATAGTTGCGGAAGCTGTGTATCAACACAAGTCAGGAAGTTTGAACATTACATAACAAACGTATTAAACCTTACAATTTAAAATGGAAGAAAATAAATCAAAGGTTGGTCGAAAGACTAACACAGCCAACGCCGATGTAAGATTGGCTGAAGCATTCGAAATGATACTATATGAAAAACTCGCGTATACCGAATTTAGAGAAAGAGGTGCCAAACGATGGGGCATCACAGAACGTGCTGCTGAAAATGTTTGGAAGGACGCTAAAAATCGCCTTAAAGCTAGATTTGAAGAAAAGACGGAAGAGATTATCTCCGAACAGTTATCGAGGTATTTTGACCTTCTGGAACGCGCCAGAAAGGACGGAAACAAGCGAGTAGAGAGAGAAACACTCGCAGACATAAATAAACTTTATGGATTGGAACAACGAAAGATTGATATTACATCTAACGGTGACCCAATATCCATTAATATAAAATTAACTGATTAAAAAAATTTTATATATAAGCCCCGTAAATTTTCGTTTTTGCCCATGGTAGTAGATATATCACCCACAAAAAGACAGTCAGAAGCCTGGAAGTACCTTACAGATGATAAAACAAATGTGGTGCTTTTCGGTGGTTCAGCCGGTGGAGGTAAAAGCTGGTTAGGTTGTTTATGGATTGTAACGCTATGTCTTCAGTATAAAGGTATTAGATGTTTGATTGGTCGAACTGTATTAACACAGCTTAGATTAACAACACTGAATACACTATTTGAATTGCTAAACCATATGGGATTAAAGACCGGCGAACACTTTACATACAATGGTCAATCCAATGTATTAACCTTTTATAACAAGAGTGAGATTATATTCAAGGATTTGCAATACAATCCATCAGACCCAAACTATGACAGCTTAGGTTCATTGGAGATAAGCGCAGCGTTTATAGATGAGGCCAGTCAATGTACATCACTAGCATATAGCATAGTTAAGTCTCGTATTCGCTATAAGTTAAACGAATATAAGTTTATACCAAAGGTATTAATGACGTGCAACCCAGCAAACAATTGGATTAAGAAAGACTTTTATATCCCATTTATACAGGAAAGGTTACCAAATAATCAGGTGTTCATTCCATCATTACCAATGGATAACCCACATTTACCACCATCTTATTTGGATATGCTTAGGGAATTACCACCTCAACAACGTAAGCGTTTGCTTGAAGGGGATTGGAATTTCTTGGATGATGCTGATAGTGTATTTGACTTTGAAAGCATAACAACATCTATATTTAAGAACGAACCAAATCCACAGGATAAGAAGTATATGACAGT